CTATTGAACCTTTTATACATGGAGAATTTCTAGAATTACCTTCACTAGCATTCAACACAACGCTAATGGACTTTGTCGAATCTAATAATCCGTTATTGCAATCCGATAATCCTATTCTACAAAGAATAGGAAAGAATACGCAGGCTGCTTTAGGTGGGGTTACAGGAGCATTCTTATCGGATAAGGTTGTCAGAAGAGTTAGTGCTAGCGCATTGGACGGGTTAGCAAAAATATCACCGACTCCATATAATCCAACATCTACAGCTGAAATAATAACACAGCCATTTAAATCAACAGCAAAGAAAATTTCTACAGCATATAAAGATATGAATAGAATCGGAGGTAATCCGGGTGGCTAATTCCAACATTCCGTCAATCGGCCGTTCTAGTTCTCAGATGCTTACCTATTTTGGTGCGCAGAAAACTGTTAGATCTGTAAATGGTAATCCTACAAATACATTTAAGTATGCAACCGGGCCTACTACATTTCCAAGCGCCGGCTCTGTTTCACAGGCCGCCCTTGGTGGCGGAGTAGTTGGTAACTATTCGCCGACTACTTATAATACGACAAGATGTTATTTTCTATCTCGTGGTGCAAGCAATTTATATGCAGATGCAATGTCGGGATTGATAATTGATATGGCTAGCGTTTTAGGGATTTCCACTCAATCCTTGCTAGAACAATCAGACGTAGCGGGTAAGCGAGTTCTTACTGCCGATGGCTACAGATCTTTTAATATTCTCAGAGATCCAGGTAATCAAGTGGGTGTTGTTACTACTGTCGACAATAGATATAGTTTACAGGCGCGGCAGATAAGGTCTTAAATGCGCTCTTATGTTCAAGGACAATACAAACCTGTAAATCCTAGCAAGTATGTAGGAACCTACCCTATAATATTTCGTTCGTCCTGGGAATTCAAAGTAATGCAAATGTTTGATGTAAATCCAAACATTATGAGTTGGGCCAGCGAATCCCTTAAAATCCCGTACCAGAATCCTTTTACCGGTAAATATACCGTGTATGTGCCTGATTTTGTGGTAACTTATGTTGACGCTAAAGGTAATCAGAAAGCAGAGATTATTGAGGTAAAGCCAGCCAAGGAGACGTTCTTAGAACAAGCAAAGTCTCAAAAGGCTAAGGCAGCGGTCGCATTGAATACCTTTAAATGGGCAGCGGCACAGGCGTTTGCTAGAAATCATGGCATGACATTTAGGGTTATGAACGAGGGAAATATATTTAATAATCCGAAAGGAAAAGCTTAATGACGAAGAAAATGGAAGAATTTTTTAATCTACCCACTGGTGATGAACCAGTGGTAGTAGAAGAGTTGCCATTAAAATCTAAAGAAGAATTAATGGTCGAAGCCAAAGAAATTTATTCATCACTCACAACAGCAGAGAAAGTCGATTTAGCATTACCTACAGTCGTTGGGCTGGATATGCATGATAGTGAAATGGACTCGATTGCTGCAAAAGCAGTTAAAACGTTTGAAGATCTAATTGTTCTTGGCGGAAATGTTCCCGATCTACATGCAGGTAAGATTTATGAAGTTGCAGGGCAGATGCTCAAGACTGCACTCGAAGCTAAGAATGCTAAAGCCGAAAGAAAACTTAAAATGATTGACCTTCAGCTGAAAAAAGTCCGAGCCGAGCAAGTTGACCTGGACCAGGGAAACGGCGAAAGAAGGCACGCCGGCGGCGGCGAATTTGACAGGAATGAACTTCTAAAATATATAGTGTCTGCTAAATTAGAAAACTCTGATAAATAGTCGTAACACTGGAGTCACTATATGGCAGAAAAGAAATCTTTTACATCTTATGTTGCAGAAAACAAGACAGACTATAACTATGTCTTGAAGTTTGCTGTGCATGAAATGCCCGATGGCACAATTGATATGCTTGAGGCATGCTTGAAGAAGTATGACTTAAAGTCTGCATCGGCATTTAGAAAAACCCCTATTCAAGAAAGTCCGCTGGATTTCCCTAATGTAAAGAATACTCCGGTATTCATTTGCGATCTAACACTTGGCTATCCCGGATCATTAGATTTTCTTAGAATTTATATTTGCAATAATTTGGGTATTTCGCCAGCTCAATTAGCCGTCTATTCAGATAACGATCCTCGTCAGATTGAAACAGATTTGTATCTTGATAGAAACTCGGAAGAATTTAAAAAGAAATATAAAACACGGCTGGGTAGTGATCACGAAGCAACCGAAGTTCCTGAATATGGCGAAAAGTATAATACTGCCTTCCTTAAGGAGCTTGCGAAAGTTAGTAAGGAAAGAGAAATTACTACAGTTGAGAATCCACTGAGTCCTAAGGAAACAACCGATCATTCGACGCTGCCCAAGGGATATGACGGATTCAACGATCCTAAGAATTTAAAGAAAGACGACGTTGGCTTTTTTGGCAGAATAAAGAAGCCTAACTTGTTAAAGGTAGGTATGCTATGAAAAGTATGAGACAGTTGATAAATCTTATGGAAGGGGTAATGGCTGTTCCAGGCATCAATCCACTAAATGAGCTGAGTAGCGATACACTAAGGGACTATTCCAAACGTCGCGGCGCCGACGTTCACGCCGATCAACGCGATGCTAAAGGTGCCAGCGATATGGCGGCATCGTCTATCGACCCAAAGAAAACCGAAAAGTGGAACGATGAAGCAGATTGGCTAAACAAGCGTGCCGAAAAAGGTGCAGGAAATGTAGCCAAGGCAACATCTAAGATTGCTGCCAAAAGAGAAGTCAAGGAAGAGTTGATTGGTTCTGATTCGGAATCCGACATGCAAACTGCTGGCACAGTTGGGAGAAATGCATCTGACTCTGAATTTGATTCAGCCCAGCAACCGGCTACAGAAAGCGCACCTCCCGGAATGGAAGATGTCGTAATGAAACTTAAGAAAGAATATCCCAACGATCATAGCAAGGCATTCGCTACAGCTTGGTCTATCTACAATAAGAAGCACGGTAAGGCCGAAGAAGGCTGCACAATGGAGGAAGGTGTGTCAGATTTAATTTATGATCAACAGTATTCAAGATTTAGTGATCTTATGAATTCATTTGTTGAGCCGCAAGAAGCATTTGATATGCTTTCCAAAGAAATGGCAGAACAAGGAATTGAGGGTGAAGAACACGATGCTATTATGCAACGTTTAGAAAATGATTTTTTTCCAGACGATAGTGCATTTGATATGATGAATGGTCCCGATGATTTTTCCGGTGATGCAGAAGCTCTTGCAAGTGCAGGTCACGGGTCCGATGAGGACTACGGTGATTTTCCAGTGGACGAGGCAAGAAGTTCAGACATTAATCCGGAAGAAGTTAAGTCTTTAGCTACTATGACGGCAGATGCAGCAAAGGCACGAGCACAAGAAATTATTGCAGCATCTACAACAAGCGATAACAAGAAATCATATCTTGCTAATCAGATTAACAGGGCAAGAACTGCAATGGATGTCGCATCACTTATGTATAACATGATTCTTGCCGGTGAAGGAAATGCAGTGCAGGGCAGCCGCTATGGAAAGAAATTTAATTCCATGGAAGAAAATCTAAACAACGGATATGATACAGAAGAATACGCATCCGGTAACGATTTTTTTCCTAATGGTGCAGATAGTCCTGTTGTAAGAGCAGTCGGTCCATCAGGTGCCCGTCAGGGTGATAATCCGGAACAGAAGAGAATGCAGGTAGCAGAAGTACACAAGGAACTTGTTTACGGATACAGGAATTTCCTTAAAGAATCTTTACAAGAAACTCAAAAAAAAAAGTTAACTGAAAGCGCTCAGGTAGCCGATATAAAAATTATTGAATTTCAAGATAATCCGCATGTAGATGATTCGATTACCTATGATGGTTCTATTGATTTATCCGCAACCGCAATAAACAGAAATGGTCAACCGACTGAAATAGGATATTCTGTAGATGTTAAGGCAGAAGCAGGCCTAGACTGGGAATCAGACGATTCTCCTACCGGCTGGAATTACAAAACAGATAATCCTACATACACTTCGTATGCATACGCTACTTCGGGCGATATTTCGATCACTAGCGTCCAATTTACCAATGGTGCCGAATATTATATAGATAATAATGCAATAGATTTACAAGAATTTCAGCAACATTTTGATCCTGCAGTTCTAAAACAATTATTAGATCCGACAATTTATGTTAAGGCCCTTGCTCTGCCCTTTGATAATGCAGCGAAAAGAGCGGAACTACCAGAAAAAGATTTCGTAGAACCCGAACGTGACTATGGGGATAGTCGTTACTAATCATGGCAATTTATCAAGATGATAAACTTGTAAAGCGTGCCTATACAAAGGTATCGTATTCTAAAGAACAGATAGATCAACTCAGGGCTTGTTTGGACCCTATCTCGGGCCCACGATACTTTATTGAAAATTTCATGTACATACAACACCCGATGAAGGGCAGACAAAAGCTTGCGTTGTACGATTTTCAGTTAGATCTCATTGACAATTATCACTCTAATAGAAAATCTATTAACATGGTTAGTCGCCAGATGGGTAAAACCACTGTAGCCGCTGGATATTTGTTATGGTATGCTATGTTTATTGATGATGCTACCATTCTTATTGCTTCAAACAAATATGATGGTGCTCAAGAAATTATGCACAGAGTTCGATATGCTTATGAATCTGTCCCCGATCATATTCGCGCAGGTGTAAAGACCTACAACAAGCGTTCTATTGATTTCGATAATAATTCTCGTATTGTAGCAACTACCACGACAGAAAATACTGGTCGTGGTATGTCTTTGTCACTTGTCTATCTCGACGAATTTGCATTCGTAGAACCCAATATTGCTAAAGAATTTTGGACTTCGCTATCTCCTACATTGTCAACCGGCGGCAAGTGTATTATTACTTCGACTCCAAATACAGACGAAGATCAATTTGCCGATATATGGTTTGGTGCAAATAAACTTGTAGATGCAAATGGTAATGAAACCATTGTAGGTGTTAATGGATTTAAGCCATATATTGCTACATGGGAAGCTCACCCGGATCGAGATCAGCCCTGGGCCGATGCAGAACTAGCTGGCCTCGGCGAAGACAGATTCTTGCGCGAACATAAATGTCAGTTTATTACTTTCGAAGAAACACTTATTAACCCTGTTAAACTTTCACAATTAGAACCATCTAATCCTATTCGTAAGTCTGGGCAGGTTCGTTGGTATTCCGAGATTCGCCCTAATATGACATATGTTGTTTCTCTCGACCCATCCATGGGTACAGGAGGTGACAATTCTGCAATTCAGGTTATTGAATTACCCTCATTAGTGCAGGTTGCAGAATGGAGTAGTAATAAGACGCCGATTGAAGAACAGGTTCGTACCATGAGACGTATATTAGAAGAAATATATCTCGCAGGAAAACCCGAGACATATTGGTCGGTGGAGAGTAATTCTTTAGGTGAAGCAGCTTTAGTTGTTATTCGAGATACGGGCGAAGAAAATTTCCCAGGAACAATGTTGCATGATCCGAAGAATCGTCTGCAAGGTAAATCAGGCCGGCGAGCCGGTTTTGTTACTACAAATAAGTCAAAACTAGAAGCATGTGCTAAATTGAAATTCTTAATTGAATCGGGTAAAATGAAATTAAACTCGAGAGGTATTCTTTCTGAACTCAAGGTATTTGTGTCCAGAGGCAATACATTTGAAGCCAGAATTGGACAGACAGATGATCTGATTATGGCAATGATTTTAGCTGTACGTATGACTGATTATATTTCGACTTGGGATGACCAATCCCAGGCAGCCATTAATAGCAACATTGCTACCGACCACGAATCTAGCTATGACGCCCCGATGCCAGTTTTTATCTAACTAAGATAAATAAGAGAAACAAGGATTTGTAATGGTTGAGATGGACACGTTAGCTGGTAAGATATTTTCCCTCTTAAAGGGTAATGGTCTGCAGATTAAGATTTTTGACGAAGAAGGTGCAGAAACAACCGACCCTTCCATTGGTCGTAGATTCTTTGTAGCCAATCCTAATATCATGGTAACTATTGACGAAGATAGTAATAGTATCCAATTTAGCAAAGGTGCAACTGTTGATAACTCAATTGATGGACTTCAGAAGAATATCCGTAAAATTGCTGATGAATTTTTGATGAATTCAGATATTAAGGTTTTTGGAAAACAGATTCAGCCAAGAGATTATGCCTATCAGGCGAAGATGAAGAAGGGAAATAACACTATGAATACACTCGCCGAAAGTTTGAGCAGAATGTTTGGTTCAGCAAGAACGTCACAGCAAACTTTGGAAAATGTACGAATTCTTGTAAAACATAAGACTCCTGTAGATGAGAATGTACGCGGTTCGCGCACACGTCATATTAGTGCAATTTTCCTCGAATCTAATGGTGAACGTTTCCGTTTCCCACACAATTATCTACCCGGTGCAAGAGCTATGGCTCAGCATATGGCTCATGGTGGTACATTTAGCGATAAGGTAGGTTCGTATATTAGCGAAAACACAGGCAATCTTTTAAAGCTTCAATCCTTCAATCGCTACGTAACAACTAATAAGCTTATTAATGAAGATAGTTCCGGTATTGTTGAGACAGTTAAAGAAAATATTGAAACTATTCGTACTGAACTTAAAAAGCTTACAGGCGTAAAGACCTATGAAACAGTTAAGGCTCGTTTAGAAACATTTGAGCGCGAAGCACTTGCTGAAGATGATACAAGTGGCCTAAAGGATCTATTTACTATTCGACGCTTTGATGAAAAGTTCGAAGAGGTACTTCCGATTGTAAAACAATTAGTGCAGGAGCGTGATACCTTCCACAAGCGTATTGAAGAAGCTGCCGCTAATGTTGTCATGATTAGACGCGAGTCGCTAAATACTACACCGATGTTTGAGTTCGCGAGTGAGAATGCTCGTTTAGGATTCAAGATTAACGAACTAGCACTAAGGATCGTGGAAAATGATGAACTTTCTGGGTTTGTTAATAAGATCGGTACAAAATTATGCAAGGAAGGTATCGTCAACGATTTCGAGAAGGCGGTACTTACACAAGTTCTGGAAAATTTACAGATCGCAGAGAAGGCATCTGTAGAAAGAAAAGATATCAAAGAATCCGCGGACCTGTCGGCCTTCTTTGATAAATATAATATGAACTTCTATTAAGAAGTTCTTGACAAACACACAAGGTTTTCGTATACTAGCTGAATACGAAAACTTTAGCAGGTATGATGCGAAAGAGCTTAACGTGGCTCAAGTAGATCTCAGCTCAATTAATAACGTTCAATTTAAACTAAAGCAGGAAATAAAATCATGTCAAAAACACTCGAAGAAATCCGTAAGAAATTACAAGCACTAGAACGTAAGCCCGGCGGC